CGAATTCGGAGTAATTGTATCAGCAGCAACGGCGGTGTTTGCGGTGTTTTGGTCAGTCATTTTAGATCCTAAGAAATTGGGATTGGTTACCCAGGGTTGAGAAAGAAAGATTAGAGAGACTGGAAACTTTAGGACGGCGTTTCCTGAGCCGGTAAAGGGATGATATAGGAAGGGGGGTTGGTTGTCAAGTGCCCCCACCTGAGGAAAGATTTCTATGCTCCGAATGGAAAGAGAATCGCAGCAGTTAGAGGACGACAGAGCCTATTTTCAACAAAAGATGTTCTTTGGCCAGTAGAAAGATCTACAGCAGAGACTATATTTAACAAGACTTCATGTTTAGTAACGTCCGTTTTCATGTAGAAGAACTGATCATCTGCTATCTGGAATACAGTTCCTTCTTTAATGTCAGAAAGTTTGATGACAAAAGGACACTCAGAGTGAGGAGTATGAATTAGCATGTTGATTCCTTTCAACCTTCAAGTTCAGTTTCAGCTTTCAGTTTCCCTTTGAAGAACTCTGCTTTTTCTGCAAGCGTGTTACCTTTAACCCGTTGGCTTTCAATTCCCTTAACGAATGTCTCAGGCTCGCAAATGATGTAAAGTTCTTCTCTAGCCCGCGTAACAGCGGTATACAATAGCTCTCGTTGTAGCATTGTGGCATGTGACTGATGACATACAAAGAATACTTTTCTCCATTCTGAACCTTGACTTTTATGAACGGTAAGTGCGTAACCAAGCAATAGAGTATTGATATCTGAAGCTTTATCAAGTTTAACCTCCGCGTCAGAATCATTCATTCTCACAGTAATGATGTGGGAAGATTGTCGAACTCTATCCTCTGAATTTGCAGCCATTGCTGTTTGAGAGAGAATGAAATCTACATCTCCATCTGCTGTAAGTTCCCGATATTTCGGATCAGAATCATGGCCCCAATAATCCAGAGTTTTGGAATGATATTTAGGCTGGGCGCCAAAGTATGCAGGATTGGTTTCGATCTTGAGAATCGTTGCATCTTCCTTATCAAATAAAATCTTATCGCCTACCGAGAAATGATGCTTATTGAATCCTGCAATTACTTGATAGACTTCAGTGTCTCGAGATTTAGCAAGGTGATTTGCGATGATATTGTTTAGTTCGATTGTTCCGAAAGATTTGTTGAAGGGAAGGAGAATGATATCTTCTTCTGGAATGTAGATCTTTTTATCGAAGGCTGCGGTGAAGAATTGTCCTGCTGTGTTTAGAGCATTGAGAGAGTCGATCTTCTTTTTCCAGGGATGGATTGTTAATTTGCCTGGGAATTTCCATTGAGGGAATTCAGAGTCTTTGAGACTTTTACCTGATAGAATTCTATGTGCAAGCGAAATAATTGGAGATTCCAATGCTTGACGATATACTTCCGTGAGTTCGATAACCGAGAGTTCAAGAAGTTTAAACCCGAGAATGGCAGGCCCAAAAACAGGTGGTAATTGCTGAATATCACCAAGGTAAATGATTTGAGGCGAATGCGGACAAGCATCGATAACCTCCTGATGAAGATCAGTTCCAAGCATGGATGATTCTTCAAAGATGATACATTTAATGGAAGGGGGAAGAGGATTAGAAGTATTACGACGAGCTTCAAATACCATCTTGGTTTTCTCTTCTCCAGAATTCTCATCCATTACTGTGTAATAGACAGGTTGGTATTCTAGAAGTTTGTGGATTGTGATTGCATTGGCTTGAAGATCTTTGGGAAGATTACGTTTGATATTTGCAACTGCGCGACGAGTGTATGCACAAATTACAATTCCAGGAGTACCGGAGATTAGATGCTTATGATCTTGCGCATCAAGAATTCCAGCATGACCGCTTTGAATAAGGGTTTCACAAACTGCTCGTTGAGTGGTTGTTTTACCAGTACCTGCTGCTCCAATGAGTACGGCAGATTTACCTTCCTTGCCGGCAAGATTAACAAAAGAAAGTTGCTTGGAATTCAGGGTGATTAGATTGCCGTACTTGTCTAGGATATGGGAGGAATCTTCTTTGATGGGAGTGGATTCTTCAATGATAAGTTCTGGTTTACGAGAGTGCAGAAGCTCCGATTCGACTCGTCGAGTTTCTCGAATCTTAGCAAGAAGAGCAGCAAGTTTAGGGTTAGAAATATTTTGTGGAGGTTGCGTCATGATCAATGTTTCCTGCGAATTGATGAAGAAAATGTGGGAGAGGACGACCTTTATAACTCATGCGGTTAGGCGTGTCAAGCCACTCACGATACTTGTATTTATAGTATTCTTGATATTTCTGAGGAATGGAAAGATCAGGGCGGAATTTGATTTGGAGAGGGCCGCAGAAGATTGGAGTAACTTCATCAAAATCCACTGGCTTAAAAAAGTTTACGGCTTCGATAAGAGTTGATGCAATCTCAATTACTTTCATTGAGGCATGTTCTTCTGAACCTAAAGACATGCGAATAGAGTTGAGATGAGAACAGAGATTGGTTAGCCAGAGTACATTCTCAATATCTTTCTGTAGCCAAAGATTGCAAGGATGGTTTAGATGTGTAGGTTTATATACATCATCCCATTTCTTTCTCCAAGGAGCGTAGAAACGAGCTGCAGTGGATAACATCTGAGCAGATTCAAGAATCATCTTATGCAGATGTTGGTCACAATGCATTGATGCTGCAATTTTAGGATTTGGGTCAAGGAAGAAGATGTTCATTTAGGTTAAATCTCCAAAAGAAGTGTCAACACCGTTTAGAGAAGGAATTTTTTGCACGAGAACATATCCACCCACTTTTCCCCTTAGTCTCCTGAATGAACATCTTACTCGTGCATCAGGATAATTCATTAGGTAATCTTGTGAGAGTCCATCGAGAAGAATAGGTTCATATCCAATTCCTTCGCGTTCAATTCTTGGTCCATTGAGCATGGATGCGAAGACAAAACGAGATTGCCAGTAGAGAATGTAGTATTTATCACAAACTTTTATGTGATTTGCGGGAAGATGGAAAGAGTTTGTGAGAGTGTAGGAAAGAGGTAGACTCACAATTCACCTCCCATCATATACATAGAATCAAAATCATGTTTAGTGAGAGTTGCTTTGTAGTTTCCGTAATTCCAAGCAAAGAATTGTTTCTTTTGTACACGATGGAATTCTTTGTCTACAGCTGAAACAAACTCCCAGTGAGTTTGAAGAAGCACAGGTCTACGCATAGCTTCCCAAAGAGTTGTAGAACCTTTTACATATGTATATATTCCAGGCATTTTATTCTCCTTCCTTTTGCTCAAGAGTTCCATATTTCTTTGCCATGTCATATCGCATCTTTGCTTTCATGTATGCGAATTTTGTGGGATATTCTTCTGGCTTAGGGGGATGATCTGGAGATACTTGGAGAATTGCTCGAATATTTCCATCTTCAACTGAGTCTGTGGATGTGAGGATTTGATAGGTTGATTTCTTAATATCCAAATCACCCAGACCTAGGAAATTCTTCTGACGATCTAGAGCGTGTCGAAGGATCTTGAAGAGAGCGTTGGAAAAGATTGATCCGATTGGTACATTGGTTTCACAATGCTCTAGGAGTTCGATCAGATCATTACGAGGGATTGAAAAGAGTTGCTCTTCGTGAGCACATTTGGTTATGATCTGTTTCCAGTAATCAGAACAATAGATTGATTCTCCATTGAATGGGGATTTGAGAGAGAATGTGGGGAAGTCTCCTGCTAGTGCTGCCCAATCTGCAATTTGAGAAGCATAGGATGAGAGAGGTTTATGAGGATTCTTGATTAGACGTTCGAGTGCAGATTCTCGAAGAATAAGTTTTCGGGAATCGTGAGCAGAGATATGTCCATCTAGGAAGTCTTGATAGGTTTGTTTCCAAGAGTCAATCCAATAGGAGACATTGGAAAGATCTTTTGTGTCCGGGGTGATTGCAACACGAGGAAAGATTACAGAAGGATTCTGAATCGTGTTCATTTTGGAAATGGTTTTTGCAAGCATCTCCATGTTTTGAGCAACGATTGAATGAGTTTTATCTGTGAGAGTTGCAGGTACTCGGAATTCTACTAGGTCAGTGGAGCGAAGCATTGAGAGAAAGAGAAGATAAGAATCTACTGGAGTAAGTTCAGATCCTGCCCACTTACCTAGATAGGAGAGAAGTTTCTTTTGTGGAGCATGAAAGATTGGATGACACGCTTCACGTGAGGAAAGGAATCCTGGAAAATGATCACAGGAGATTGTGAGGGAGGAATAGGCGCATAGAATCTTCATGATTAGAATCACCTTGGATATAAGAAAGATTATTCTTCAATCTGTCGAATTTCCATCATAATAGAAAATTCGTGTGTGGACATATCAATTGGTTCGTTTAGTTTTGTAGGATGTGGCCATTCTTTGTAGTCTTTGATATAACAAGGATAACACCAATGAACTGCAAATGCTTGTGCCTCTTCTAAAGTTGCAAAAGTATCTTTAGTCCAACCTTTTATTGCATACTCGTTGCAACGCTTGTTGTCTTGGAAAACTCTGAATGCTTTCATGGAATCACCTTGTGAGACTAAGAAATTTTCTGGCCTTTTACAGGAGAAACATATAGAGTTATCACTGATTCATCTATTGGTACGAATCTATCAGCCACTCGATAGAGAATATCGTTTACAAAGAAAACGTCTCCTTTGTGGGGTAGATATCCGGTGAAATTTGAAGACTCAGAAATTCTATTTCCTTGCTCATCACACACAGAAAGAAAGATTGGAGTGGAGAACATGATTTAGTTCCTTTCTTCAGGATTAGAAATGAGATTAAATGCATCAAAGAGAGGAGAAATTCCTTGAGGATGAAGAGAAGTAATCTTTGGTTTTGCCTCATCTTCAATCTCTTGTGCCCACTGTTGAAGAATTTTAATCTGCTCTTCCTTTTGGTTGATGTTATTTTGAACTGCTGCAAGATTGAGTTGCCACTCTAAAAGTTGACGTTTATTTGCTTCGATTGCGCTGGAGATTTCTTTGATGGAAAGAGGACGAGTAGCAAAAAGGGATGCGAAAGACATGATGTTGATTCTCCTGATGACTTGAGAGGTTGAGAAATTAATAGTTCTTCCAAGTTACGCCTTGATTTGATTCATAATCATGTTCTTCTTGAGGAGTCATTTTATCATTTTCATATCGATATTTATTTACGAGCTCCATTTCAGCAACTGTAAGAGTTCCGTTAGATTGCCAGACTGCAAAGAGAATTGCAGGATTTGCAGGAGGAGGAACTGAATCTTCGAGTTCGAGTTTTTGAGAAAGAGTTGGAGCGAGGACATTGTTTTCTTTTCTCAGTCCATGTTCAATGTCTGAAATGTATTTATCTAAATAACGAATGAGATCGAGCTGAGTTGGAGCAGCTTGTTTAGTGGAGGAAGAGAGGATTTTTAGTGCTTCCAGTGTGAGATATGGACGATATTGTTTAGCCACTAGAATCTCCAGGGAATCTGTGTTTAGAATTAAACACATTCCAAAGGGAACTCACTCTGAAAGAATGAATTCCCGATGGAATGTAATTATAGTTCTTTGTTGTTTTTATTCATTCGGCCAAGATTTGAATACCGTGATTCGACACATTTCAAGAGTCACGAAAACTTCCTTTGCTTCTTTGAATTGATTTTCTGGAAAGGAAAGAGCGACCATGTTTATAGCATGAGATTTCCAAGGATAGTTGAAGAAAAGAAACTCGTGCCGAGTTCCTTCAAGTTTCTTGAGTTGTGCTTCGTTTGCGCGAATTTCATACATGGAAATTACTCCTGATAGATGGAAGAATCAGTGTGACGAGGAATGATGTCGATGACCACGATAGAATCTCCTATGTGGATTACTTATGCAGGTTTTGTCGCGCCGAATGCATAATCTGTTGTACTACACCATTGATATTGTTTTCCATCCTCTTCTCGTATGATTGTGTATAATGGAGGTTGTTTTGAACTATCAAACCATTCATAAGCTACAACTTTGGTTCGATAAATGCATCCATCTTTGAATTCTGTAATCAATCTTTTTTCAAGTTTTGCCCATGATGGCATTTCGTTCTCCTATGTGAGTGTGAGTGTGAGTGTGTGAATTAAAGTTCGAGCAGATCGTCCCATTTATTCTTTTTCTTTTCTCCTATTCCTGCGGCGGCCGCATTTCTAGGTTTATATCCTAGCTCATGCTCAATACAATTCGCAGGACAGATCCTTTTCAACCATTCCATGAATCTTGGGCCATGAGAATCTAAACAACCCTCGTATGCATGAGCAAGTTCGTGAGAGATATACCAGATTTTGAAGGTAATATCTTTTCTCTCAATTGCCCATACTGGAATTGTTATCACTTTTTCTCTAGGATAACATCTTCCACGGGTTTGCTTAACTGAATAAATTCTCCATCCTTGATGATCCCTCAAATCTCTTGCCCACTTCTTAACCTCTTCCGGCACATCTTGGAAGATCTTTCCCATATGATCTTTAGAGATCATTGAAGGGATGAATTTAGGTACTGATGAAATACCTAATTCAAGAGGATCATTAGAATCGGACATGATAATCCTCAGAACAACTTATTCAAAGCTTCGAGAGTCTCAAACAGTGCAACATCCGTCGCAATATTCAAGTCCTTGGTTTGTTTTGCGAGTTGATAATGATACGAAAAGATCCAAGCAATCGAGACAAAATCTTTGAGAGGATGATGAAGAATTGCTTGGATCATCTCATTATAAGGATTGGCAATAGTTCGTGAACTCCTGATAACATTCTGCCAATCAGATGAGATGCAAGAAACACCATTGATAACTTTTGATGCAGTGGACATTTCATTCTCCTAAAAGATTTAGAAATTCTCTAACTAGACTGCTAGACTGTCAGACTATCACACCCTCTCACCCTCTGTCAAGCTCACCCCTATGATCTAATCTATCCTCTAATATCCATCCCGAAGGGATAATATCCATTCTATCCTTCACTCCGGTATATTTTCTGCCCCCACACAAAAATTTAAGTAGAAATAGGGGGAGAGAATGAATAATAGGAGATAAGACAGATTATAGGTGTAGGTGAGTTATAGAGTGTGCTCGGGAGAGAGGTAAGGTGGGTCCAATGGTCTGGTGGTCTAGTGGTCTAGTTAGGAAATTCTCAAAAGATTCTATAAAGCCCCAACTAGTGAGGCTCTAACAATCCTCTGCGTATCAGAGTTCCAGCAAATCTTCAATCTTTTCCTTCTTCAGCATGTTTTCGAGTCGGAGATTCAGCTTCTTCACAGTCTCATCATCCTCATTACTCGTGAGTTCCAGAACCTTTTGCAGACTCTTCACTTGATTCTCTTGCAGGAGAGTTTTTCCACCAGCAAGGGAAGAGATCAAATCCCTGTATGCATTGACATGCTTACTTACCGTCTTCTCTTGCTCTTCATTCAGTTCCTCGAATCCCAATTTTTCCGCAATCACAACAGTGAGATTGTCTTGCAATTCCTGATTGAACCATGCAACGAGGAATTCTTTGGTCATTCGTCCGCCATTCGCTTCAGCTTCCAGATATGCAAGGATACTGGAATATCCAATCTCATCATCGCCTACCGTGGTCAGTTGACCATTCGAGGATTCGTACAGACTCTTGATGATCCCATCTTGTGCATTCTCCATCAGAGTCTTGAGATGCGGAAACCAAGGAGTGAAGTCAGTGATCACCTCTTTCGGATCAAGTTCCGGGACACTGACACAAATAGAATCAAATTTCTTCTCAGTCTTTTTCCCCGCCTTATAACCAACCTTTGCGAGACGTTGATTTGCAAGGGGTTGAGACTTGCCAGCAACGAACTTATTGACCTGATGGCGATTGGAAATGACGGACATAATAGAATCTCCTGAATACCAAGTTAGGCGGGATTGCCTCATATGCACTCGATTAAGAATGCATATAAAGTTTCCTAGCCACGAATCCTAGGAACATTCGGATAGTTTTCCTTGCACCAGTCGTTTGCTTGCTTGAATGATGCGAATGTTTGAGGAAACATTTCGGTGTGCATCAATCCGAAGACTGCGCGAACCACGTAGGAGCGAATGTTATGCTCGATTCTGAGTTCTATTGGTTGAATCATCTTGTCCTCACTTGATCGCCTGAGTCAGCCAGAATCGGAGCTCCCATTGATTCAGTCGCTTGGAATAGTAGCGCACAGTCCAATGAAGACCGAAAACCTGAATGTTCTCTCTCACACAATCCAAAAACCTGTAGTCCATTCTCTTCTCACTTTCTTTAGCATCCACGGGCAACCCGCACTAATACTAGAGCAATCGGTGTGCCAACCTAAAAATCCCCCAATTTTCCACCATCCGAAATTTCCCTCACAATTCGTTACATACACTGACCATTCTCGTCACTCTCTTCCCAAATCCGTCACTTCCTGACAATTCTCGTCACTTTCCCTAGTTATCCACATGGCATCAAACTTGCTAGTGTATAACTTGTGGATAACTCGCCCCTGCTCATCCGAACTCACGTTAGTTAGCCCCCACTAACTTTCTCATCCATCCTCCAATCATAGTGAGCATTCACTTTCTCCCCTGTATCTAAGTTAGTTAGTACTTACTTACATGGGAGGGGGATGGACCTTTTTTGGGTTTTTCGTTGGCTGCCATCCTATTTCACCTCACAAATTTTCCTAAATTTTTTCAAATCACCTGTCCCCACATGCTCTTCACTTCTTCCTCTTCTATACTAGGAACATCAAGAAATCTTTTAGGAATCTCAGGATGACCTCCACCACCACCTCCACAGAAGATCGTGCAATTTCTCTTCTTGGGCAAGGAGTTGCACCAGAAATGGTTGCTTCGGCGGTCGGAGTAACTGCATCCCGAATTTCCCAACTCATTTCAGATCCTGAAATCTCCGCAAAAGTAGCAGAACTGCGCTTTAAAAATCTTTCAGCACATAACGAACGAGACTTAAAATACGATAAGATGGAAGACATGTTGCTAGAAAAACTAGCTGATATGATTCCATTCATGATCAAACCTTTCGAGGTTCTCAAAGCAATCGCAATTATCAACGGAGCAAAACGTCGTGGTGCATCCGCTCCAGAAACAATTCAAGGTCAGCGAACTGTTATCCCTCTTATCATGCCTGTACAAATTATTCAAAATTTTTCAGCTGAACGTGCACTCGAACTCAATTCAAACAATCAAGTAATTCGCGCCGGAAATCAGGATCTTGTCACAGTACAATCAGGATCTATGGCCGGACTTCTTGCAAAGTCTAAATCTACTCTTCTTGAAAACTCTCCAGGAGCTCAAAATGTCCAAACCGCCTCCCTTATCCCTTCTCCTTGAAGCTTCCAAAAAAGCTCAAGAATCTTCTCAACTCTTTGCCGGAAATTCTGCTCTCATTGAGAAGAATAAAGCCGCCGCCAAAGAGCAACTTCTTCGTATTCAGCTCTTACTTGCCAAGCGACCAATTAAATGACTGATTGGGAAAAGAAATTAGAGCTCTCAGATTCTACTCCTCCCCAGGAAATTCCTGTTGAGGAAGAATATACTGAGGCTAATTTCAATGCAGATGAGGTAGAGAATCTTGCTAAGGAATCTTTGGATTTCTTGGCGGCTCTCCTCATGCCAACAGTTTTCAAATATCTCTTCCCAGCGGTCTTCAAAGCAATCTGGACCTGGCTCTTATCTTATGTCCATAAGATTCGTGATTTCTCTCAACTCGCAATCGGTCTTCCTCGTGGTTTTGGGAAGACAATGCTCATCAAAATTTTCGTAGCATATTGCATTTTCTTCACAAAGAAAAAATTTATTCTCATCATCTGTGGAACCCAGACCAAAGCAAATAATATTCTCACAGACATAACTTCCATGCTCTCCGAGAGAAATATTCTCGCAGTGTTTGGAAACTGGAAGTTAGGAGTTGAGACAGACCGACAAGATTTGAAGCGCTTTGGATTCCGAGGCAGGAATATTATTCTGATGGCCGCTGGTGCCCAATCAGATATTCGAGGAATCACATTAGAAAACGAGCGACCAGATATCATCATCTTTGATGACATTCAAACTCGTGAAGAAGCAGATTCCGAAACCGTATCCAAGAATATTGAAACTTGGATGGTAGGTACTGCAATGAAAGCAAAGAGCCCTCATGGGTGTCTTTTTGTTTTCATTGCAAATATGTATCCAACCAAGCATTCTCTTCTTCGCAAGCTCAAGCATAATCCCACCTGGACTAAATTTATTGCAGGTGGAATCTTAGCTTCAGGAGAATCTTTATGGGAAGAACTCCAACCTCTTTCTCAGCTCCTTAAAGAATTCGAGAATGATTTATCGATGGGGCGCCCAGAAGTTTTTTATGCAGAAGTCCTAAACGATGAGAACGCCTCAGTAAATAATCTTGTAGATCTTTCTAAACTCCCTCCCTATAGGATCCAAGAAAATGAAATCCATCAGGGCAACTTTATTATCATTGATCCTGCAACTGACAAACCCGGATCAGATGCAGTCTCGATCATGTATTTTGAAGTCTATGATGGTTATCCAGTTTGTAAAGAGTTAATCGAAGATCGCCTGTCTCCAGGTGACACAATCACCCAATCCCTTAAGATTGCGCTGCGTCGAAACTGTCGCCTCATTGCGATTGAATCAAATGCATACCAGTACACACTTGGTTATTGGTTTAGGTTCATCTGTCTTCAACAAGGAATTATTGGAATTGAAGCAGTTGAAGTGTACTCTGGATCTTTCTCCAAAAACTCTCGAATTTTATCAATGTTTAAACAGCTCCTCGCTGGAGAGATTTTTGTTCATCCAGACTGCACAGCGGCGGTTAATCTACAAATTACTCAGTTCAATCCCCTCAAAAGGGACAATACTGACGGACTCCTCGATTGTTTAACCTATGCTCCAAAAGTTATCGAACTCTATGGGCATCTTCTCCTCGCAGGAACAATCATCGAAGAACAATCTCATGGAGCTCTACGAATCTATGAAACCTCTCAAAACTCTCCTTTTTAGGAAATAAACCAATATGGCCTCCGCAACTCCAATGATCATTCCTGAAGCTTCGCAAGCAGCTTTAGTTCAATTCTCTCGACAATCCTATGGAATGCTGAATCAGCAATGGAATGTTCGAGAACAGATGCGACAGATCGATCTTGCGTACATTCGAGAAACAGATTACACATCAGATCATCAGCGCGCCAAACTTGCAAATCGTTACGGAGATTCCACAAAGTTTCAGAACGTAATTGTTCCAGTCGTCATGCCTCAAGTTGAGGCTGCTGTAACTTACCAAGCTTCTGTTTTCCTAACAGGTAATCCAATCTTTGGTTGGGTGGCCGGCCCAAATGATGAGAATGCAGCCATTCAATATCAAACAATTGTTGAAGAAAATTCTATCCGTGGAGGTTGGGTTCAACAATTAATGATTGCATTTCGTGATGCATTCAAATATAACCTCTCAGTTTGTGAAGTTAATTGGCATCGTGAGGTCACGGCAGCAATTGAAACTGACGTATCTTTTGGAACTGAGGGGCGTCCCAAAGAAGTAATCTGGAACGGCAATTGCATCAAACGTTGGGATCCTTATAATACTTTCTGGGACTGTCGTTATCATCCTACCCAAGTTTACAAAGATGGTGAATTCTGCGGTCACACTGAACTTATGTCTCGTGTGCACCTAAAGAAATTCATTAATGAACTTCCTGATAAAATGGTGTCGAACATCAAGGCAGCATTCGAATCAGGAATGGGATCCGCAACCATCGGAGGAACTGGAGGGATTGAATCTTATTATCTCCCTCTAATCAATCCTGATGCGCTCATGCAAAAGGATCCGAAAAGATCCACCGATTGGATGAGTTGGGCAGGAATGTTAGATCGTCCTCCTGGCGAAATGATGTATAAAAATCTTTACGAAGTTACGACACTCTATGCTCGTATCATTCCGCAAGATTTCCGTCTTCGCGTTCCTTCTGCAAATACTCCCCAAGTTTGGAAACTGATCATTATTAATCATCAGGTGCTCATTTATGCAGAGCGCCAGACTAATGCTCATAATAATCTCCCAACCCTTTTCATGCAACCGAATGAAGACGGTTTGGGATATCAAACTAAATCTCTCGCAGCTAATGCAAAACCTTTCCAAGAAATTTCTTCTGCTCTTGTGAACTCTGCAATGGCAGCTCGCCGTCGTGCAATTTCTGATCGAGGCATTTATAATCCTCTCCTCATCTCAGAAATCCACATCAACAATGATTCCCCGACTGCTAAGATTCCTATGCGTCCGGCCGCTTATGGAATGAAACCTTCGGACGCATATTTTCCCATTCCTTTTCGTGATGATCAATCTGCTGTTGCTTTCCAGGAACTTCCTCAAGTTCTCCAAATGGCAAATACTGCAAATGGTCAAAATCAAGCTCGCCAAGGTCAGTTTGTAAAGGGGAATAAAACTCTTCACGAATTCTCAACCGTCATGGCAAATGCTAACGGAAGAGATCAAACAACTGCAATGATGTTGGAAGCTCAATTTTTCACTCCTGCAAAGGAGATGATTAAAATTAACACTCTTCAATATCAAGCCGGCACTCAAATCTTTTCTCCTTCTCGTAAAGAGATTGTCAAGATTGATCCGGTCGCTCTTCGGAAATCTTTTGCAACTTTCAAAATCTCCGACGGTCTGACTCCTACGGACAAGGTAATCTCCGCTGATGAATTTGCAGTTGCTCTTCAAACTCTCACAGCCTCTCCTCAATTGGGAGCTGGATATAATCTTTCTCCTGCATTCTCGTATCTCATGAAGACTCGAAATGTAGACCTCACTCCTTTCGAGAAATCTCCTCAGCAACTTGCATACGAGCAAGCTCTTTCTGTCTGGCAAACTACTGTTCTGGAACTTGGCAAACAAATGAAAGAAGGTATCGATCCTTCTAAGTTCCCTCCCCAACCTACTCCTGAACAGTATGGTTATCAGCCTGCACAATTAAATGTGCAATCTCCGTCGGGTCAATCTTCCACTCAGGATAACCAAAATGCCAGTGCTTAAGCCGTCCACTTTCACTTCTTATGAATTTACTGAAGAGGAGTTGTTAAATGCATCGATCTTGAATCATCTGCAAAAATGCCGCATTCAATCGGAAATGGCAATCATTGCAGAGCAACAACTTACGCTCACTTATGATCCACAAAATCCGGTTGATTTTGCTCAACAACATTCCTTCCTCACTGGTCAACTCTCCATCTATCGGAATCTAATTGATTCTTCGGATGCTGCAGAGAAGACTCTTCAACGTCTTGCCTCTCTTACTTAACCCCTAGGAAAAACAATCATGTCTTGGATGCAATCTCTTTTTGGTGGCCCGCAATCTACTCCTGCTCAGCAACCTGCTCCGGGAAATACGAATACGAATCAACCTGCTCCTGGAACTCAAGGTGGAACTCCTGGAACTGCGCCAAATGGAGCTGTTCCTGCTCAACAGGAAGATCCGAACAAAGGTGGAGTGCCTGGAAACAGCAATGCGACCCCACTAGCGCAGTTCGATAAGATCTGGGAAACTGCTCCCAATCCTAATGGAGAAGCGCCCGCTAGTTTATTCGCTGGTCTTGATCCTGCAAAGGTGATGGAATCTGCAAAGAAAGTTAACTTCACTCAAGGTATTACCCAAGAGCAGTTAGCAGCAATTGCAGCAGGTGGTGAATCAGCAATCAAAGCTTTCCAAGAAGGTATCAATAACGTCGCACAAACTGTGTACGGTCAATCTGCAGTTGCCACAGCCAAAATTGTTGAGCAAGCATTGAACAGAGCACAGGAACAATACGACGCCAAACTCCCCACGATGGTAAAGAAATTTTCTGCAAACGAAAGTCTTCTTGCCTCAAATCCCCTCCTTTCCAATCCTGCTATTCAGCCTTTAGTTGGTGCTTTGCAAGAGCAACTGGTTCGCAAGAATCCGAATGCATCTTCTGCAGAAATTCAACAACAGGTTACTGACTATTTCTCGCAATTAGGAACTGTGTTTGCTCCTAAACCTGCTGAACCCAAAGGTTCTCAGGCAGCGAAGAAAGTCGAAGATTGGTCTAGCTTTCTTGAGAATTGATTAACCTTTTATTTATAGGAGCTATAATGCTTACGCGTCCTCAAGTCTTTGATCCGCAAGGAATGTCGCGGAATTTGTTTGCAGGTGATTTAGTTGCAACTATGGAAGCAGTTCCTGCAGCCAATGCTGGTACTGCAGTTACTCTCACAGGTGCATTGCTTGGTCTTGGAATGTATCTTTCCAGTGGTGCCACTGCAGTCGCACTCACTCTGGATAGTGCTGCTAATATTGTTGCATCTCTTGCTCCGCAGTTTGGCTATAATCAGAATGCTTCGCTTCCAGCAGGCACTCCGACTTATACTGCAATTCCGAATGGAACTTCTTTCCGGTTCCGTGTCATTGCTTCGACTGCGAATGCTGTGACTCTTTCGGCAACTGCAAACACTGGAGTTACTGTTAACCGTGGCGTTACTGCCGCATCGTCGACTCGTGATTATTTGATTACGATTGCGAATGGAACTCCGGCACAAACTTTTGCAGTTAATTCCACTAATGCCACTGCAGTTCTTTCTGGGCTTACGCAAGCTCAGCTTGTCACTCTTTCTCCTGGCATGATTGTTACCAACGCAGTTCTTGGTCTTCAAGGTACTACGATTCAATCGATCAACATTGCTGCAGGTACTGTCACTATGTCTGGCAATGCCAATGCAACTGCAATTGGTTCTGTTGTGACTTTCTCCCCTGTCATTGTGGTTGATGGAATCTAATCTCCTCTCTTAATCTTACTAATCTTTTTTAAGGAACTATCATGTCGGTTGGTATTTTCAATAGCGGTCAACTCACGCAAGATCTGGCAAAGAAGTCGTTTGCTGGAATGATTACTCGACTCATGCCTAACGGTACCGCTCCGTTATTTGGTATGACTTCGATGATTCCTTCGGATACCGCAGTTCAAACTGAACATGGATTCTTCACGAAAACCATGCTCTTTCCGCAACTTACTGTTTCGGCTGCTGGCCAAACTGCTGCTGATACGACTTTCACTGTCACGTCCACCACTAATGTTCTCCCTGGAATGTTAATGCGTGTTGATACGACTGGTGAGAACATTCTTATCAATAGCGTTCTTTCTGGTACACAAGTTTCTGTTCAGCGTGGTGTTGGCACTGTTGCAGCGGCAGCAATTGCAGCTTCTGTTAATCTGTTCCAAGTTGGCAATGCATTTGAAGAATCTTCGGTTCGTCCGCAATCGCTGATTATCAACCCGGTGCGTGTTACCAACTTCACGCAAATCTTTCGTAATACCTGGGCAATCTCGGATAGCGTTCGTGCTACGATGATGATTGCTGGCGAAACCAACGTTGCTGAATCTCGTCAAGATTGTGCAGCTTTCCATGCTGCCGACATTGAAAAGATGCTCTTCTTTGGGCAAAAGTCTCAAGGTAGCCGTAATGGTCAACCGTTCCGTACTGCGGATGGTTTGATCAATATTGTTTCCAACCTGGCTTATTATCCTTCGTACTACGCTGCAACTAACGTCAATACTGCTGGCGCAACGACGAACTATACTCAGCTCGAAGGTTTCCTGGATCCTTGCTTTAACCAAGCAACTGATCCGAAAGTTGCTAATGAACGAGTTCTGTTTGTTGGTGGTGCTGCCAAACGAGTGATCAATAACATTGGTCGCCTGAATGGTACGTACCAAATTGTTGATGGCCAAACTTCGTATGGTCTGCAATTCAACACGTTCAAGACTGCTCGTGGAACTTTCCGAATGATTGAGCATCCGCTCTTCAATTCGAATTCCTCGTGGTCTAAAATGGCTGTTGGTGTAGATCTTTCGACTTTCCGTCTTGCATATCTTGGTGATCGTAAAACCCAAAATAAGGAATTCAATCTTCCGGAAGCAGGGGATATGGATGTTGTTGACAATGGTATCGATGCTGTTGGTGGTACTCTGACTACGGAACTCACTTGCGTGGTTAAGAATCCTCCGGCGAATTCGGTTGTGTTTAACCTTACTGCTGCTGCGGCTGGTTAATCAGGAGAACTAAAGATGACCTTGATGGTAACTATTGCAGTTCCTCAAGGTCAATCATTTGGAGCAAAAGTCCAGGTGATTGACCAATATGGGGATGGTCCAGAAACTGTTGCTCAAGAGATTGAGCTTCAGCCTGGGCAATGTGTGCAACCTTATTTAACTTCGAGTCGTTCATTTAAGGTTGTTGAAATTCCTTTGAAACCGAAGGAGTTATAAAATGGCAGTGATTCAACTAAATCCTGTCGGCATGCAACCCACTGACGAAGGTTATATCTCTTCGATCAGCATTCGTTCCGCAGGTGGTACACAGGTTTTGACTCCTGATGGCAATAATCAGGTGACAATGTCTGCACAAGCTGCTACTCGTTTAACTGGTGGAATGGCTGCTCAGCTAGGTTCGTATGGGCAAGCAATTAAACTTGTGACGGGCTAGAATCCTCCTAGGGAAGTTTTTCTGGTAGGGGTTTCTTTCAAAAACTTCTACTTTAACCCTAGGAACTCAATTCATTATGACCACTCTCCACATTTACAAATCCACCATCCCGAATGTGAATTTCATTTTCGGTAATGGCAAGCCTGCAATTTTTCAACAAGGTCGTTATCATACGAATGTTGATTGGGAAATTGCTGCTCTTGATTATGAAATTGCTCAGGGCCATCCGCACATCTATAAAGATCCTGCAGAGCTGAAAGTTGAGTCGGAAATGTTAGATCCGATGAATGCTTTGAAAGCTAAGATGCGCGCAGAAATTCTTGCGGAAATGCAGGCTGCTTCTGCTCAAGCAAATGATCCTTCCAATGATCGTGGGACTTCTTCTCAAGATGCAGTTAAGCCTGCCTCTACGATTGATGTTGCTCCTGCCGCATTAGGTGGTTCTGGCGTTCAACTTGCTGCTCGTCTTGCCAATCTTACTGGAGCAAAGAAATGAAATTCTTTTTAGCCTCAGTGACTTTAGTCGCTTTTCTTGCAGGGTGTGCCTCTCTTCCTGGACTCACTGCTTCTAAGCGAGTTGTTTGTTTAGATGGCAAAGCTTATGTAATGTCGAAATTTGCTGGGCTGTTTAATCTTCTTGATGAACTTCCTGATGCAGATAAAGGCTGCCCTACTTCCACTCCTGTCCTGGTGAAATAAATGAACTTCTCCGAACTGTGCGCTGAAGTCTACACAATTACTCAGCGTCCTGACAAAGTAGCAGAGACTGAGTCGGCAGTCAAATCTGCTACTCTTAAAGCTCATCAATCCGATTTCTATTTCAAGGATATCTTTGAGAGTGGAATCGTATTCTCCACTTCTGAATTTGTTCAGAATTTAGATTATCGAGCTCTTCTTCCTCGCTGGCGTGCTATTAAATACTTGCGTAAGTATGATAACACTTCTGGAACTCCGGGCAAATTTTTAGATCTTATCCAGCCCGAAGAAGTTTTGGATCGATTTAAGATTCAGAAGCAGGATGTTTTTTATCTTGCGGGCGCCTACATCCAGATCAATTCCGCAACTCAAGAACAATACTATCTCTTTGGTTGTTATCTCCAACCAGATATCAATAAAGACACGTATGATTCTTGGATTGCATTAGATCATCCTTACGCAATTATTTTCGATGCAGCAGCTACAGTTTTCAAAACGATTGGAAAAGATGAAGAAGCTGCTGCATATCGAGGATTAGTTGGAGAACAAATGCTTCTCCTTAAAGCATCTAACATTCTTGGCGTAGGATATTAAATATGACTGCCTCCTTATTTGGAACCGGCAATTCTAATGTCAACGTAAATGTTAATGGGACTTTAGTCCCTCAAACTTTTGTTGCCACTGGAGGACAAACTCTCTTTAATCTCACAGGTTTCTCCTATGTAGTGGGAACTAACTCTCTTCTTGTCTTTGTGAATGGAGAGAAAAAGTCTATTTCTCGAGACTTTACTGAAACATCTTCTACTTCATTCACTCTTCTTGTTCCTGCTACTGTAGGGGATATTGTTGATGTAATCGGATTTCCTCAAACTAATCTCACTGCAGTAACTTCAGGTTCTGTAACTTTAGGCTCTGGATACAGTCTTGCACAATCTCTTGCAGACGGCCTCATTAATCTTAAAGCTCCTCCTTACAGCGCAAAAGGTGATGGAGTTACAGATGACACTGCTGCAATCAATGCTGCAATTAATGCGGCTGCTCTAAGTAAGAAGAATGTTTATGTTCCTCCTGGCGTATATAAACATACTTCCACAATCACTATTCCTTTAGATGTTTATCTCATTGGAGCAGGTGGATTAGATTCAAGTAGCATTGCAGCTAATCGTAGTGCATCTTGTTTCCTTAAGTCTTTCAGTGGTGGTCCTGGATTCTTATTCGCAGGAGATTCTTCTGGCACCGATGGAATTCAATATGATTCCGCTGGCGGAACTACTGGTGATGGAGTTCAAGTTACTGGATCTCGTTGGAGAGCTCCGACTATTGTCATCACAAATGCAGGACAAGATGGGCTTCGTTTAAGCGCTGATGCAGGATCTTTCAACACTAATCTTTGGCGAATTGGCTTCATTGGAGTATACAATGCAGGTCGTCATGGCTTACATGTAAATGATCCTACTGGATCTAATGATGCTTGCGGAGGAATTTGTCATCAAGCAGATATTCTAAATTGTCTTGGTAATGGCATTCAACACGACAACGGAGCTTGGAATACTTTTGTAGGCTCTGTTGTTCAGAATTGTATTGGAATTGGTTTTAACATTACTGGCAATAGCCGTGGTGTTGTTGCAGTCGGTGGAGACTTAGAAGGGAATGCTGGAGGAAATGGCAAACTTCAGCTTGGTTGTACTTCTTGTGTTGTTTTGGGAAGCTGGTTTGGTGGACCCACTTGGGAAGATCTTTCTGGCAATGCAGGGGGCAACTTCATTCTTCAGTATGATGTGAACATTTCACGTCAAACTATTCTAAATGAACTCAACCTTGTCAATGCAAATGCAGGCGCAATTCTAACTATTACTGGTTACGCAGAAGCAGCTCGTTTAGCTGTTGGTCGTTTGAGAATGTTTCTGCAAGGAGTTGCAGGAGGTGGAGTTGGAATCTCTACTCTTATTGATGGAGGCTCTTTAGCGGAAGCAATTCGTTGGGATGAGAAACAACGAACCCTTCATAAAGCAGCAACGCAAGAATCTGCGCTAACTCTTGCATATTCTGCAAGCATGACACCAGATGCAGCACTTGCAAATCATTATCTAATCTCTGCTAATAATGGAGCTGCCTTTACAATCAATGCTCCTTTAAATACTCCTGGAGCAAATTTAACTCAAGAGCTCACGCTTACCTTTAGAAATATTTCTGGGGGAGCCATGGGAGCAGCTACTTTTAATGCAATCTTTAAACTATCTGCTTGGACTAATCCTGCCACTGGATTCAATCGTAGCATTACATTCAAATGGATTGGTGGAAACTGGATCGAACGTAATCGTACTACGGTAGATGTTCCGAACTAACCGAAAGAACTACTATGTCTCAAGTAGTCTATCGTGCTAACCTTTCTGCAAAATCGTTTCCGTTCCTCTCTCAAAATTGGGGACGAACTGTAATTGTTCCTCAGTATGACAATACATTTTCTCGGGATCTTGCATCTTCAGAAGACGCTGATCGAGACATTGGCATTCCTCAGATTTTCTATTGTCATAATGTAATGCCTCACCAACAGGGATTCCAATCTGTTGGATATACTTCTGTCAATGCAGGAACTTTGATTCTTGGAGGAACCGCAAGAGTAGCAAAAGATATTTTTCTTGTGCGTGACGGAGCTGGAAACTCAATTTATCTTTGTTACGACACAAATGGAAACATGTACAAACTTGTAGGAGAGACTTGGATCTTTCTGCAAGACATGCTTTCTTCTGACATTACTTTTGCATATGTATCCGGAGTTACCTACATCTTCTCTTCCAAGAAAGGTTGTTGGAAATACGACTTCGGCACTGGACTTCTAGTCTCTGTAACTCTTACAGGACTTTCGATCGTAGATATTCTTGGAATTACTTACAGTGCAGGCTATCTAATCGCTTGGACTTTATCTTCTGTTGCTTGGTCATCTACTATTGATCCGACAGATTTTACTCCTTCCTTAGTTACAGGAGCCGGCGGTGGAGCTGTTGAATCTGCACGGGGTACAATTGTTGCTTGTGTTGCACACATTCAGGGTTTCATTGTTTATACTACAGCTAATGCTGTTGTGGCGGCCTTTTCTGGAAATACTCGTTTTCCTTTTAACTTCCGGGAAATTGTTGCATCTGGAGGATTAACTTCCCTGAACAACGTGACTTATGATGCCAACACTGGCAATCATTATGCTTACACAACTTCTGGCCTTCAGTTAATTTCAACCACTCAAACTCAGACGATTCTTCCAGAAGCCACGGACTTTATTTCTGGCAAACTCTTTGAAGATTACGACGAGAGTACAGATACTTTTTATTCCACTCCGCTCAGTGCAACAATGATGAAACGAGTGGCGATGATTTCTGATCGCTACTTAGTTATTTCATATGGAATGTTTTCTCTCACTCATGCACTTGTGTATGACTTGACAGACAAGCGTTGGGGAAAGTTACGCATTGAGCATGTTGCGTGTTTTGAGTATCAACTTTATTCTCCGGTTTTAATTGAAATTCCGCGCCAATCAATTGCGTTCTTAGGCAAAGATGGAACCATTCAGGTGGTGGATTTTTCTGTAAATTCAATTTCTTCCAACGGAGTGATTTGCTTAGGAAAGTATCAATTCATTCGTCAACGTCTTCTTCAGCTCGATGAAATTGAATGTGAGAACTTTATTATTGGATACAATCCAACTGTGCTTGTTCTCTCTGCATTAGACGGAAAGAATACAACTAAATCAGTTCCAGTTCCTTTAGCAAACAATAATCTATATCGTCGCTATGGATGCAGCGCAGTGGGTAAGAATCACTCTCTTGTGTTTCGAGGAGCGTTCTCTTTAGTTTCTCTTGTTCTTACATTTCACATTCACGGTAAGAACTAATCATGGCTCTTCCTAATCAGTTCTCTACCAATCTCGGTCTCTCAGTTCAACCTGAGATTCCTCAACAAAAATATCCTGAGATTTATCAGGAATTTTTTCGTATTAGAAATGCCCTCAAGATTCTTCAGTCCGCTTTAGATACTTATACGGGCGCGCTCTCGGAAGATCCTGCATATTGGAATCAAACCACAGCTTCCCAATTTGCACGGCTTCAAAACATTTCCAAGGTATATGCTCAGGCAACTGAAGATCTATCTCTTGGACAGTATGTTCAAATCTATGATGTTGCAGGAGTGCGTTCTGCTCGTAAAGCAAATGCCACAGATACAACTAAACCTTGCAGAGCATACTGTTCTGTAGTTGGTGGAGTGCTTGCAGGAAACTATGGAGAGTTTATTCTTGCAGGAGTGCATCCATATAATGCTGGCTTAACTGCTGGAGTTACTTATTATCTTGCTACCACAAGTGGATTGATTACTTCTGTGGCTCCAGCAACTTCTGGAAATATTCAACAACCTGTTGGATTTGGTCTTGATGCAAACAATATGTGGTTTATGCCTACGTTAAACTGGGCAGTTGTTCCTTGATCTGATAGCCCCACTATACAAATAGATCACCCCTGTCTTATCATACTAACATTCCAATATTGCGAAATCATCATGTCTGACACAGATTTTGAAGAGGAATCGACTCCTATGTCGTTGGATGATGATAGATCTTTTGTAGAAAAGAATGATTTTTTGAGGCTCGAAGGCAAGGTTGATAAATTAGTTAAAGCTCTTAATCGATTAATTCTTATCGAAGAGCGACAGTCTAATCAAACAACTGCGCAAAAAGATCTTGAAACTCGTCTTGCTGTTCTTCAGAAAGCATTTGATGAGTTAGATAAAAAAGTAGAAAGATGGATTAATCGAGGAATGGGAGCTTGGGCATTGGCAGGATGTGTATGGGCATTAGCTCAATTCTTCTCCTCCAAGGGCTTTATCATTTCTCAGATCGCTAAGTAATAGATTCGTTGAAAGGAATACCATGGCCGGCGAACAACTTCCTCAAGATAATTCTCTTTCCACTCTTACCAGTCTTCTTGGTATGGTGAAGGGAAAATCTTCTACCACCACCACTTCTTCCAATATTTCTGATGAAGGAGTTAATGCTCTTATTCAACAGATTCTTGGCGGATCCCAAGGTTTGGCTGCCGTAGCAGGTGGACAAAAGAGTGCTGGATTATATAATTCCACGGTTAATCAACAACTTACAAATGATTTAATTACTCGCACTGCTGGGGAAGTTGCAAAAACTAAAGCTGGAACGACTACTAAAACTACCTCGCCTCCTCAGATTTCTGGGGGAAATATCCTTTCTCTTCTCACCTCTTTAGGTGCAGGAAAGCTTATCACTGCTGGAGGAAAGAAAGTTGCTTCTTCTCCTTTAGGACAAACTGTCTCTGCTAATGCTTCTGCTCTTGGAGAAACTTTAATGGGCTCCACTTCCATTCCTCTTTCTGCTTTTGTTGAAGCAAACTCCACTGCTGATCCTCTCGGAGCTCTTATTACTTCCCAAGGTTGGAGTCCTGGCGCTGGTGCAGGAGTTAAAGGAGCTTTAGGAACTGGAGCTGGATTAGCAGGAGTTAGCGGAGCAGTTGATGCTACTGGTGCTTTAGTTGGTGCGACTGAAGTTGGGGATCTTTTAGCTGCTGCAAATGCAACTGCTGATCCTTTAGCAGCATTTGTTGGATCTTTAGGTTATGATGTTTCTGCTGCTGGAGCCGCTACTGCTGGAGCTGAATTAGTTGGTGCTACTGAGATTGGATCCGCTGCTGCAGGAGCTGCAGGAGTTGCTGAAGGAGCATCTTTCTTAGAAGCATTACCTGAGCTTGCAGCAGTTGTTGGTTGGGTTATTTGCACTGAACTTAACAAACAAGGTAAACTTTCTGATGAACTCTACGCGGCTTCGGGTAAGAGAGCACTTACGTTACCAAAAGAAGTTATCAACGGCTATCATTTCTGGGCAGTTCCTCTTACCCGCAAACTCCGTACGTCCCGATTCTTATCCAGCGTCTTTGCTTATCTTGCAAAATCCCGCTGTGAGTATTTACTCGGTAAGCCGCGAATCTGGGGTTGGTTAAGTGTTGCTCTTGGTGAACCGATTTGTGGAATGATTGGTCATAAGGTTGGTCGTCAAGATTGGGAGACTCTTTATGGCTAATCCCCAAGGTGTAGATGTTGCATCTTTGCTATCCAATACATCTGAGTATATTCAACAAGTTGGTCAAACTACTGCAAATCTTCAGGCAGTAGATGCTAAGGGTGCGGCCATTGCAAATGCATCTGCGGATCTATATAAAACTATTGGTGACTCTGCAATCATTATTGACTCTGCAAAACAAAATGCAGAACTTAATGTGCAGGCTGCCAAAGCAAAAGCTGCAAATGCTTTGGGCACTGATATCACTCAACAAACTGAACTCATTACTTCTCTTTCTCAGGAAGCTCTGACTCAACGAGCTACTAAATCGGAGCTTTATAAAACCATTCAGGAAAAACAATCTGTTGGATTATTTGATGATCCTCTTGGCTGGCTTCTGAATAAGTTCACGATCAATGATGACATTGCCAAATTCAATGCAGCTTCTATGGGAGAGAAGATTGCATTGGATGATATGAATGTGCTGAATCAAGCGACTCAATCAGCAATGGTTACTCAAGGAGCTTTGTTTGCTCCTATCACTCAGGCTTCTGTCAAAGCTTCTGCGGATAAACTTGCTTCTGAAGCGGCGATTAAGGCAAATGAGGAGAGGCTTAAAGGACTTGTTTACAATGCGGAATCTATCAAAGCCGCAATGAATGGGGATAAAGAGATTCTTAATGCTCGTTATTCTGCTTTTGGTGCAGAGAAGCAGCAGCAACAAGTTGAGATCTCTCTTGCTCATCTGGAACTTTCTCGTCAAGAGTTTAATTGGAAGAAGCTGGAGAAAGAGAAAGGTGAGGATGCTGATAAATATCTGATTGATAAGCTCAATGCTGGTGGCCGTGCTCGCATGGGAGAATCTTATGTTCCCATTCCTTATGGATCTGCAAAAGCAAATGGCATTCTACAACTTCTGAAGTCTAATTCTCCTGCAGGTAAACAGTTCCAAGAAGATTACATGATTGGTGATCAATCTCTTGCAATTGATCCTTCTGGAAATACTCGTGTACTTGCAACTTCTCCTGCTCGTGCAGTTGAGATTCTGCAAACTATGCCTGTGAAATTATCTCCTGCACAGGAACCTGTAAAAAAACTTCTTGATCAAGCTCTTCAGGATGTTGCTGCGACTCTTCAAACAAATCCGAAACTTGAAGGAGGGAAGAATAAGGCCGCAGTTGCAGAAGCAATCAATGCTCGTGCAAAAGAACTTCTTGCTGCACAAGCAAAGAATGTGAAGTTTGATGATCCTTCTAATGTCTTTGCGATTCCGAATGTTAAAACGTTAGTGGCTAATTCTCCTGTTGTAGCAAATCTTCCTGTTGTCCAGAAAGTACTTGCACCTGCCTTAGCTGCTGGAGCTTCTTTGGAAGATCCGAATCAAGTGTTTGCATTGACTGCTCAGGCATTAAGGGACAAAAAGATTTCTTATCCTGAGGCACTAGAAATCAATACGATCTATCATGTGGGGCAGAGTGCAAATATTGCTGCTCGTCAATTACCTTCTCTTGGATTTGCTCCGATTTATTCTTATAATGTGAAAGTGGATACAAATCCTAATGCTACCTTTGGAGCTTCTGAAGTCATTGATATGACTCGCGGTGATCAATTGGGACGGGCATTCAATAAGTATCTATCTAACACAGTTTCTCCTTTCACGCAAGGCTTTATGTCTCGCTAAGGAAACAATATGCCGAACTTTTTCACCGAAGACGAAACTGGAAATCCACAGTATCCTTCTACTTCAGAGGTTCCTACTTATCTGCTTGCTGCGGATAATCATAATCTTGGAAATACTCGTGGAGGATCTTGGCTCGAACCTGAAACTTGGGGAGAGAAGTTTGCCAATGGTGGAAAGATGATTGCTACTGGAATGCTTTCTGGTGCAAACTCTTTCTACAATTCAGGTGTGGCAGTTTCGAATTGGTTCGGCGCCGAAGCAGAAACTAACGACACCCGTGAATGGATCTCTTCTATTGATTCTGATCTGGGTTCATATTATGAGCAGAATCAAGAAGGAGCCGATCTTGTTGGATTCATTGCAGGTTCGTTACTTCCAGGTCTCGGTGGAATCAAGGTTCTGAATGCTGGACAGACTGCGCTTAAAGCAGCTTCTCGTACCGGACTGTTAGGTGAGAATCTTTCTCGTGCAACGGGACTTTTGATTCCTCAGACAGAAAGATACATTGCCACGGCCGCACGAGATATTGCAAACTCTCAAGCAACTTTCTCTGCGATTAATCAAGCTGGCATTAAAGCTCTTGCATCTGGTGTTTGGCAGAATACTCTTGAAGGCATTGCTTTCGAGACTGCTGTTCAAGCAACTATGTTTAAGAGTCCTATTTTGGAGAAACAAGATGGCTGGGACATTGCAAAAAATATTGCTATCGGTGGGGCGTTTCAAGGAATTATTGGAGGAGCATTTTCTGCCGCTTCCTCTCTCGGAAAGATTAAACGAGCCGTCGCAGGTATTGAACGTGAAGTTAAACCGTTTTCAGCTCGTACTCTTACTGAAGAAGGAACTTCTCCTGCAGAAAGAATTATCCTCTTCACTGAAGACAAAGCAGACGCAATCAAAAAGTTCGAAGCTTATGGTGCAGATTCCCCGTTAGGAGAGAATTTTGAGTCTATTGCTACTGCCCATACTGATAAGCTTCGTCGCATTGACAATGACATTCGTTCCGCTTTCCATGAGCTTGTTGGAAAAGGAAACACTGAATTAGGAAACATGTTAGCTGATGCGCATGTTGGTCTTGATCCTGATACTGCTCTGAAAAATCTTTTAGGCGCAGACGAGATTACTTCCCTCTCGAAAGTTTCTAAACTCGAAGCCGCTGCAACCAAGGCAGTGAAAGACGGAAAGCCGATTGATGACACTGTCTCTCAATCTTTTCTCAAGCTGACGGGTGAAGAAGCTGGAACTGTATTCTCCGACGAGCCGGTAATTAAGAATCTTGCAGATACCTTAGGAGCATCTGGAGGATTGAAGAGTGCTGTTCTTTCTGCTGTGAAGGAACGTGGATTCCGTTCTGGCCAGAATTGGTCTGTTCTTTCTATGACAGGAAAGAATTCTCATCTTGATGCTGAAGCTCGATATATCTGGGCTGATCAGGTGATGAAAGAGATTAAGCCTGGAACTGCTATTAATCAGTATGATCTTCCAGTTCTTGAGCGAGCTCTTAAGGATCGCACTCTGAGTATTAAACTTGTTGATGACAAGGGATCTGTTCTCAAGGATGGATTCTCTTCAGTTAAAGAACTTCAGGATCAAATCATCGCACTGAAGAAAGAAGCGACTGAACAACTTCTTCTCAAAACCGTTTACAAAGGTAAGGTTGAAACTGAATTCGGCACTGAAGCAATCTCTAAGATCACGAATGTCAAGCACGGCTGGACTGAAGGAACCACGCTAACTATTCCTGAAAAGGATATGTTCGCATGGCAAAAAGCAAATGAAGATTATCTTCAGATGCTCAATTCGCGCGGCCTTCGTACTCCTGCAAACGCTGATGCTGATGTTCGCTTCCTTCCTACTTACGCAAAAA